TTGAATTGCATTAATTCCTTCGCTTAGGTTTTTTTGCTTGAAAGCTAAAACAAGTTTTCGCCCGAACTCAGCGTTTGTTAAATTGTCAGCTTCCTGCGTTGGATTTGATAGATAGTCTTTCCATGATAAAGTCATATGTTACCTCGCTGAATCTCGCTCAATGATGATTCTCATCCAATCAGTGTCCATCTCCCTTTGGTTTGAACCAATTGTTTTCTCAATTTTAAAACCTGCGCCAAAAGGGTTCGTACCGCCTGGCAGGTTGGGAGCATTGATAGTGGCGACGAGAGTACCGTCGATAAAAAACTGAGCCTGCGTGCCGAGTAAATTGAGTTCAACTTGATAGATGTGGTAGTCAAGATCCGGCGCGAATCCGGTGTCAACAGCTATGATCTCTGTGTTAGCAACCCTAGAAACCGCCTGAAACCTGCCACTGTTTTGGGAATCCGTATATCTAAAATAAAGGCCGTTTGTGCCTTCTCCACTTACAGCCAAACTGTCGGTTAGGCCAATTCTCCAAACGAATCTGTCGGTTGGAGTTGAAATTGCCTCAAGAGCATGACGGCCTTCATATACAAACCTTGCGGCACCGGCCCTAGCTACCAGTCCAGACACAGTGCCCAGTGCAGCTCTACCAAAGGATGTTGTGCCTGTGTCCGATTGCAAAACTCCAATTGCAAGCTCTGTCAAATCTTGTCCGTAGGTGCCTACTTGGTGAGAGGCTCCTGAGCCAACAGTGAATGATGAAAACACACTTGTAAAGGTGCCGGAAATAAAGTCATCAAAGACTTGAACAAACTGATCCGGATTTTGCCTTTGCAAGTCTCTTATTCTGGCTCTAAAAAAGTTTCCACTGGCAGCATTTCTTAAGTAAACAACGTCGGAAATGTCGAGTGAGGAGAGTGGGATTAAGGGAGAAGTAGTGATTTCTGTCTTAATTGCCTGAACTGCATCGGCGTCGGTGTAGCTTAATCCTGCTTCGAGGTCTTTTACTACTCCTGCCGAGTCTTGTCTTGATAGTCTGTTGGAATTTGAAGTGTCAAGACCTAGGTAATGATCGCCTGGTTGCGGGTTTGGTGTGATTGGAAATGCTCTTGTGCCGACATAGATAACTGCCATGACTTAAACTCCTATTGTAATAAACCCTTGGTTTTTCACTTCACCGTTTATTTTTAAAAAGTTTCTAAATGAGTATTCTTCGTCCTGCTTTACAATGTAAGTTTTGCCTGAAATCACGTGAGCGACAAGCCTTTCTGGCTCAGGCTCCTGACAGGAATTCCCAACCGCAACTTCGCCTTCGACAACTAAAAAACCGTCGACACGGACAAAGTTTAGTAGGTACATCTGTTGACTCTGTGGCACGGTGACTGTCTTGGTACTTTCAACCTCGAAGTAGCTGAAGTTATCAGGTGGCAAAACGATCTCAGGATCTATTTGCTTGATTTGAGTAACATACGCTTCGCCTGCTACAAATAGAAAGCCATCAACTCTGACTTGATCGGACACGATCATCTGTTGACCAGAAAGGATTCTCACCGTTTCAGAGTTAGCGATTTCCTTGTATGAGAAATTGTCTTGATCCAGTCGGGTGAACGGATCGTGCTCCCGGACCCTATCTTGAAATATGACCAGTGGTTTGCTCACTTATACCCTCTCAATTGCGTCGTCGATTTCGGTATAAATTCCAGTAGGACTGATTGCTCGCCCAAGGTACTGCCAAAGGCCGGGTCCGGTGGGGCTTGTGTTTGTAACTTGCCCCATTGTGGCTAGAAAACATTTTGATCCAATCGTTAGGCCAGACAAAAAGTTGTTTAGTCCTTCGAAATAGACTTCAGCGTTTTCACCTGCAAGGAAGGCTGCCTTGACAAAGCCGTCAGCTTGTCTGCCATTTGATCTGTCTGCAAGTCTGATGGCAACTTCTCCAGAGTTATTAAAAATGCTGACATACGAGCCAGCACTTAGGTTTTCAAAAGCTTTGGCTACTAGCACGTATGGGCCAACACCTAGGTTTCTTCCATCTTGCCAGTTAGGCCCAGGTTTTCCCCTCTCACCCTTGTCACCTTTGAGATCGACAAACTTTCCCCAGGAGCCGTCTGGGTTTTCAAATCGAAGTTTTGTGCCACGCCACTCGTGAGCGGGAGGATCACCCTTGTCACCTTTTGGGCCTTGCTCGCCTGGCGGGCCTTGAGGCCCCATCGGTCCTTGCTCGCCCTGCAATCCAACTTTGTTTTTTGGTTGAGCAATTTGCATTAAAGCCTCACAAACCGTAAGTTAGGACGCATCTACAATTGATAACATTGCCTGCACTTCCGTTTGGATCGCCTGGGTAGTCCATAGTGTCATCCGGTGGTACTGAGAATGGCTCGTCCATTGGAATTTTAATTCCATTCATGTTCATATGGTTTGGGCCAGTCCCATCCTTGCCACCATCTCTGACTCTTTCATCATCGGCACTAACCCACTCTTTTTTTAGGTTTGGAATTTCAAGAGCTTTGACTGATTCGTGAGTGGCTGAGTTAGAGGCCATAGTGACTTCAGTTCTTGCAATCAGAATGGCTCTTGATTCGGATAGATTTTTAAACTCACTTTGAAGCTCACCCGCAAAGTCAAGCTCTTCACCTTCGATTGCCCGAGCTGTAAGCTCACGAACTTTTTCTCGAACTATTTTTTTTGTCGTACCTCTGATGTGAGTGATTGCGTTTGCGGTTCGAGTATTAATAAACCTTTGCGCCCATTGCTCCCAGGTTTTCTCATTTTGTTTTGTTTCCATCATAAGATTTTGATGCTTGGCGTCTTGAAACACTCTTCGTCCGAAGTCGAAGACGGTGGCTTGAATAAACTTTCTTAAAGTGTTTGACATCTCTGCCATGGATTCATCAATTGCTCTTTCGATTGCAAACTCTCTTAGTCGCTGATCTGAGGTTGAGTCATAAGCTTTTGCGATCTTTAGAGCTGCATCGTTGAAATCTTGCTCTAAGGCTTTTGCGAAGCCAAGCTCGATGGCTTCTCGGTAGCGATTAATTCTTCTAAGTGTTTGTGTTTTCTCTCTTTGGGTGAGCAGGTTGAAGGTTTTCCACTCTAGTGTTTGATTGATTGCACTTTTGTCATCCTCTTGTGAGTCACGAGAGTCACTAGGATCTTCGCTTCCTGGGCTTTGCGTTAGTCTCAAATCTTGGATGCGACTGCGGTACGTTGATAGTTCATTGAGCACTTCTGGGTCATTTACAGCTCGATTGCCAATGAGAAAGACATCCCAGTTTTCAATGGGTTCGTAGCCAGCTAAGGCTCTCTTCTCGTTTTGAGTGATGAAGTTTAGTGAGTTTATGATTTGATATTTCGCCTCTCGTTTTTTAGTGAGTGCTTCGATATCATCTCGGTCATATTTGAAATCGATTTGGTCACCGAACCACCATCTGAAGTAGTTAGTCAGTTCGAATTCAAATAGATCCATGATAGGTAGGATTGTTTCGGTGTAGAAGGCTTCGCGTGCTTCTTTGTAGTTGGAATAAGTGGTTTGGCCAAAGCCCAACAGTTGAGCTGGTACACCGAAGGCGTTACAGATGTCGTTTGAGGTGATTTTTTTACTTTCTAGCCATTCCATTTCGCGAGGGCTGAGTGAGATTGTCTGCCAGCTCATGCCACCTTCGAGGACCATGGGTCTTGCGGCATTGGATGCGCCACTGAATCGTCCTTCGAGTGCGGACTGAAGATCAGCTCGTTGCTGAGGGGTAAGAGATCCTGTTGGGTTAGCATCAGTTGGATCAATTTTTAGGATTCCGGAGGGGCTAGCCATGTTTTGCAGGAGAGCAAGATTCCACTTGTTAGCAGCGTTTGACTGATCGACGTTTAGAATGACGGCTTCGATGGGGCTTAGTCCATACCAGATATCGGTGGGGTGAAAGGTTTTCACATGAAGGATTTTTGATTTTCCTGTGATGGGGTCGGCTGGCCAGGTTCGAGTTTGATTGGCTGTTTTAAACTCATAGGCAGAGACGTTTCCGAAGGCGTTTGGGATGATTCGCATGAGGTCAGGTCTTAGCGAGTAAAGTTCGGTTGGTGGTGAGTTTGGATTGGGGCCAACACCTTCGATGTAGGTGTTGCCAGCAATTTGATAGTAGGCGATGACTGATTCAAAGAAGGAGGACCATCCTTGCATTGGGTTAGGTTTTTGGATGAGATCTAAGATTGGGTGAGTTTCTACTTCTCTGCCGTTTACATAGAGCTCCCACTTAATACCGGAGCAAGCGGTGGCAATGAGTCTGATGCAACGGAAGACCACGACATTTTTTTGATAACCTTCTTTTGAAAATCCTAGGTAGTTTGAAGTAGTACGGACTGGCTCGCCCAGGCGTTGCATGGCAATAGCGGCTCTGGCTTCTGAAGACTTCAGACCGAGTAACTGTGTGAGGCGATTAAAAAAACTCATAGGAATGTGATCCTTGGTTGATAGGTTACAAGGTTATTAAAATGCTCAGCCATTTGGCTTGTCGTGTCAACTTGGTCATCATGAGTCGAGTTTGGGAATTCGTCATGTTCTTTTAGGAAGTCTGCGAGCCATGGTGCGTCTTTTGGGAGGAAGACGTTTCCGGATTTGATGAGTGGGGTTGCATTGATTGCGCGTGTTATTTTGTCTTTAGTTTTGGGGTCGTATGGGATGATTGGGATTGTGGTATTTCGGCGGATGTATTGGATGATGGATGAGCCTGAGGATTTATCTTCGATGACGACTTGATTTGGTCTGAATTTGTTATATTGGGCTACAACTTGAATTTCCAAGTCTGGTGCTTCGAGTTTCTTTCTAAATATGTCGATGAGGAAATAGCCTTTGGTGGTGCGAGCCCAGGTGGCGCATACGGAGAAGTCGTTTGTGAGTCCTGGCTTTTGGGCGGTGTCCCAGAACTGGACTGTGGAGAGGATAGCTTCTGGTTTTTTATGGTAGTATTGCCACCAGGATCGGTGAAAGATTTGGCCTTCGATATTGGTGGGGCGTTGCTGATAGAGGGCATTCCAGAAGTTATCGGGTAGGCTTTGTTTGATGTTTAAGAGTGCTTCAAGGTTATATCTTTCTGGGCAGAGTGGTTCGTGTAATTTTCTTCCGATTGGGTCATTTTCTTCGGCTAGTGCTGGCAGGTTGATTAATTGCCAGGGGTCTTGGTGTTCTTTTGCGAGGTAGCCTGCCAGGTCATCATGGTGCCATCGGGTCATGAT